AGCTATGCTTCCTACCTAGACATCAGTCACCCAGACATCATCACTTTCTTAGAGATGAGAAAGCCAACGGGTGACCAGAATATGCGTACTTTAAACTTACATCATGGCATAAACATCACTGATGAATTCATGTTGATCATTGAGCGATGCATGAAAGATCCTGAAGCCAACGATGATTTCAATCTAGTCAACCCTGCTAATGGAGAGGTAATTGAAACTGTGTCTGCTAAATATCTATGGCAAAAAATATTAGAACTAAGAACTCAGACAGGTGAACCCTACCTTGTGTTCATTGACACAGCTAACAAAGCCATGCCTGATTGGTTGAAGAGTCAGGGGTTAAAGATTAATGGCAGCAATTTGTGTACTGAAATCTTTTTACCCACAAGTAGAAACAGAACAGCAGTATGTTGTTTGTCTTCTCTCAATCTGGAATACTACGATTATTGGAAAAGCTGTCCCTTGTTCATTCAAGATGTGGCTGAGATGTTGGACAATGTGTTGGAATATTTTTTAAACAACGCACCTGATACAATTAAACGTGCCAAGTACAGCGCCATGATGGAAAGAAGTATTGGCATTGGTGCACTGGGCTTTCATGCTTACTTACAAAAGAAAGGTGTTGCCATTGATGGTGTGATGGCAAAGAGTATTAACAATGAAATCTTTAAACACATTCATACAAATTGTTTGGCTGCTGATAAAGTGTTGGCTGAAGCTAGGGGCAGTTGCCCTGATGCTGCTTTTTATGGTGTCACTAGGAGGTTTAGTCATCACACTGCTATTGCTCCCAATGCTAGTAGCAGTCTCATTATGGGGAATACTAGTCCTTCAATCGAGCCGTACAGAGCGAATGTCTTTAGGCAGGACACACTAAGTGGTGCCTTTGTTTACAGGAACAGGTTCCTAAAAGAACAACTTGCTGCACTGGGCATGGATGATGATGACACATGGGCATCCATCATTAGCAATGAAGGATCTGTACAGCATTTAAATATTCCAGACCAATTGAAAGAAGTGTTTAAGACTGCTATGGAAGTGGACCAGAGATGGTTGATTGAATTGGCAGGAGATAGACAGAAGTATATTGATCAAGGCCAGAGTGTTAACCTATTCTTTCCTGCTAATGTGTCTATTAAATATCTACACAGCATTCATTTTTTAGCTTGGAAAGCAGGACTTAAAAGCTTATACTACCTACGTTCAGAAAAGATTAGGAAAGCTGATAAGGTGGGTGCTCAGATTAAACGTCAAAAAATTGAAGATGACATTGATTTGAAGCAGGTAGTAGAGGGTGAAACTTGTTTAGCATGTGAAGGATGATTATGGTACGAAGTAAAACTGACATCACGCAAGAGCGTATAACATTTAAACCTTTTAAATATCCTTGGGCATATGACGCATGGATACAGCACGAACAAAGCCATTGGCTCCACACTGAAGTGCCTATGTCTGAAGATGTCAAAGACTATAAGACAAAACTTAGCACACCAGAGCAGGAGTTTCTGACAAAGATATTGCGCTTCTTTGTGCAGGGTGATTTAGATATTGGTAGTGGATACCACGACTGTTACATCCCTGTCTTTAAACAACCAGAAGTTAGGATGATGATGTCTGGCTTTGCTGCCAGAGAAGCTTTACATGTGGCTGCTTATGCCCATCTAATTGAAAGCTTGGGCTTACCTGAATCCATGTACAACGAGTTTATGGAATATGGTGAGATGATGGAGAAGCACCAATACTTTCAGCACTTAGATGATAGGCCAATGGCTGAGAAGATTGCCATCATATCTGCCTTTGGTGAGGGCATGCAGTTGTTCTCTAGCTTTGTGATGTTGCTAAACTTTGCCAGACACAATAAGCTTAAAGGCTTAGGCCAGATCATTGCATGGTCTATTGTGGATGAGACACAGCATGCAGAAGGCATGATCAAAGTGTATAGAGAATATGTAAAGCACAATCAGGAAGAGACAACGCCTGAGCAGATCAAGCAGATTGCTGAAGAGATGGTGGCACTGGAGGATAAATTTATTGACTTGGCCTTTGGTATGTATGAAGTGCAGAACCTCACCAAAGAAGATGTTAAGCTTTATATTAGGTACATCACAGACCGTAGGCTTATATCTATGGGAATGAAGGGTGTGTACAAGGTGAAGAAGAACCCCCTGTCTTGGGTTGATGGCATGCTTGGTGTGTCACATACCAACTTCTTTGAACAACGTGTCACAGACTATTCTAAGGGCGCTACAACAGGTACTTGGGATGATGTCTGGGGCAAGGCTGCATGATAGCAGTGGTTGTAACACCGGAGATGTTGATTGAAGCTAGGGATAAGGCTGCTGAAATGGGCCAACTTTACAACAGCATCCTCCGAGGAGCAGGCAATATAGCTGGGTTCATAGGTGAATCAATAGCACAAAAAGTATTAGGGGGAGATCTAACTAATACTTATGACTACGATTTGGTACTGCCTAGTGGATTAAAGATTGATGTGAAAACAAAACAAACAGGGTATGTTCCACTTGAATCTTATGACTGTTCCATTGCAGCCTTAAACACTAAACAAGATTGTGACTACTACGCTTTTGTTAGGGTGAAAACAGACTTCACTATTGGATGGTATCTAGGTGTGTATGAAAAGAAACAATACATTATGGATGCTGTCTACATGAAGAAGGGAGATGTTGATCCTAGCAATGGGTATGTAGTTAAGACAGACTGCTACAACATCAAGATCTCTCAACTTATGGATTTGCCTATCTTCTAGAGGCTAAGCCACCTCTAGCCATTTTTGGTGCCGGCATACGAAGTTCATCTGGCTGTGCAAATGGACTCTTTCCTTCTTTAATTCTAGACTTGGCCCAGCTTTCTGCCTTATCATAAATTTCATTAGTTGCTTTCTCACCTGATAATAAATGATCAAGTTCTTTTATTGAAAGGGTGGGAACAATCAAAGGATACTCAATTGTTTTTCCTTCATGTTCAAACTCAGAAGAAAGTTCTGTAGAAGTTTTACCTGAAGAATGTTTAAGTTCCCCAAAATATCCTTTACCTTTTGCACTGTCTCCGGTGTTACGTAATCCAAAAGGAGCCAGACCTCCTTCATTGAAAGCCAACCTCTTCACTGTCTTCTGTCCACTAGGAAGAGTTTCTTCCACTTTAAGACCACCACCAACCAAGTCTCTAATTTTATTGGTGGCTTCTATGCGAGCTTTGATACCAATTTCTTGCTCGACTACGTTTTTTGTATCATTCTTGTAATAATTTTTTTTCAATGTTTTAAAATTATTAGCTAACTCAGTAAGTACTTCAGCTTTCTCAGCGGAACCTCCCTCCTTAAGAATGTTAGCAGTGGTTTTAATAAAATCTACAAACTCTAATTTTTTAGATAGTTCTTCTAAACCAAGTTGTAAAGACTGATTACTTTCAAATGTAGGTATCATTCCTCTTTTTGCTGTCTTTGCTGTACCTGTATATTCAAATTCATTAGTAATTAATTTTTTAATTTGTGTATAGGCATTATTAGCCACAGCAAGTGTGCTTAACTCCTTAGCTGTTTGCTCTACTACAGGAGTGGCGTATTTGTTTTTAATGTAAGGCGTGTACTTTAATGCTGTAGCTGCACCTTCAACGGGTGCTGCAGGAGAAGTCTTAGGAGAACCTTGCTTTTCCAACTTGGAAAATTCTTTATTTATTTGTATTATCTTTCTATAAATAGAAGCACTAGCTCTTTCCTGTTTATCAAATAGCTCATAAGATTTTTTAATTTCTTTAAAGTCTTGAGGTGTTGCTTGCATTTTTAATTTATCTGCTTCAACAAAAGCATCTTCTGTTTCTCTAAAAGCTAGGGAACGTGGTAAAGATAGAGGCCGTGCAACATCAGGAGAACCAGTAATAGTACTAGCTATAGTATTCATATCTTTAGCCACATAGTCTTGCACAGACATGTTCACTTTTCTAAATTCATAGTCAGCATACGGTATGCTAGTGTAGTAAACATTTTTTGGCTCCTGCCCACCAAATTCTCTGTAATTAAGACGCAAGTCTTTAGTGAATGATGAAGCACCAACATGTAATTCCAAATGTCTTTTACCCTCTATTAGTTGTGGGTCAAAGAAACCTCTCTTCACTTTAGTCGGTGTTCTTTCAGTGGTAGCACCATGATATAGTTTAACAGGAGGTCTATCTTTATATTCTTCCCTCAACATTTCTAGTTTCTTTTGATATGTCCCTGCAAAATCAGCAAACTCTGCTACATCTGTAGGGTTGTTTAAGTCAACTTCTCTCTTCTTAATATTTCTATAGTCACCCTGAGCCACAGCCAAAGCTTCTTCACTAACATTTCTGTCTTGTATGACAGGCATATCTTTCAAAGTATTGAAAGCATTTGTTCTTATTTCTCTAATATCAGAAAGAGTAGATTTACGTATGCCTGATTTATCTCCATACCCAAAAGCAAACTTAGTATTATTTAAATCAGGTGCTGTGGCTACAGCATTAAGTTTTTGTTCGTAGGCTTTATTAGCTTCTGTTCTAGCTTCATTAGCCAATTCTTCATCTAGTTTTAATTGTTCAGCATCAGCAGCTACATTCTTTTTTGTTGCCACTGCAGTGGGTTCAGTGGGAATGGATGTTTCCATCTGCTGTTGAATAGGTGCAGGAGTAGGTTCTTGTGTTGGTGTAGTGGAGTATTTGTTTTTAATGTAAGGGGTTTTCTTTAAAGCTATAGCTGCACTTTCAACTGGTGCTGCAGCAGGTGTGATTAAGGCTTTAGCTGTTTGATCTACAGCAGGTGTTTCAGATAATACTTTTCCCAGTGTATCCATTAAGTCTGAACCGGCTTTCACACCGGCAGTGGCTACATCTCCTAATATAGTTTTAGCAACAGTTGCTCCACCTTTTGAATAGTATTCAGTGGTGTATCCATATCCCTTAGACAGATTTAAAGCTAATCGATAATCTGTATCTGGATTGTATTCTCTACCATATTCTTCTTGAAAGTTATCTTTAATAACTTTAAGTTTTTTACTGGTGAGTTTTTTCATTTGCATCTCATACAGAGATGCTTGACCCAGTGGCTTTGTAACATCACCACCAGTGGCATAGCCGGGCAAATCTTTCATGGCTTCAGCAATGGCTAGTGCTGTTGCATAGTCCTTAGTCTCTGCCAATTCTTTATGCTGTTGTTGTTTATAAGCATCTACAACAACACGCTTCAACTCAGGTGCAAGCCTACTGTACTGAACTTCAAACAATCTTGGCTGTTGTCCTGCTTGATATGCAGCAGCCATGTCTTTATCAACAGCAATTTCTTTTCCTGTCTTCTGTGCCCATCCAATTAGATTTTGCAAAGCAATTTTTTGCAGGTCTGGTGAACCATTTTTGTAGAAGTCCATGTCTTTCAAGTTGTTGAATTGCTCAACAACAAGAGGAGCCATTATCTTTCTGGCTTCTGCATCTACAATCTTGTCACCAGTGCTGGTAAATATCTTAGCAGGGGCTACATGCAACTTTTCAACTTCTGCTTCTAATTCTGTTGGCCTACCTTTAATAACAATACCAGTCAATACTTTTAAAGGACCTGCTGAATTAAATGTAGCTTCTTCTTTAAGAGCAGGTTGGTACACAGGAAGATCTTGTTTAATAACTGGAACATTTTTTTTGATTTGCTCTGTCATAGAAGCAGCAAATCCTTCTTGTCCTTTTGGTATTTGATACGCATCTCTGGGTAAAGATTCATTTCTATCTATGGCACTTAGAAGATCACTTACTTGTTTAAATGGTGTACCATATCCTGATAAGTATTCGCCCACCAATCTACCAAAAAAGTCTTCAGCAATTTTGCTAGACATCTCTTCGCCAGTGTTTGCCCCACTAGTGGACTCCAGTACTTTATCAGAAATTAAAGAAAAAGTACCAGCAGGTGCTTTCATTCCAATCATGGCCTCAACAAATTCTTTTGTTTTAAATTCGTCTTGTCTGCCATTTTTAAACTTAACATAGAAATCAGCAGCAGCCAAGAAAGGAGCAACTGGAAAAAATGCCCTCATATCTACACTACTTCCGTCTGGATTGGGTGCATCATACCAATTAGTATTTTGATTGGCTTCTCTATATTTAATTGCTGCATACAAAACAGCAGTGCCTACAGCACCTTTAGAAAAGTCCTCAAGACCCTTAGTTAATTGAGTGGTAGCAAGGTCATCACCAGCAACTTTCTTTCCTAATCCTGCCACAATATCAGTGGTTCCTCTCAAAAGTCCAACAGGACTATGGGCTGTTTGCCATGATATAGCATTAGCCATAAAGCGAGGGAAAGGAACTACAATAGAAGCAATTGGTCCTAAAGATTCTGCTGCTTTTACCAAATGAAAAGCTAGTCCTTTCTTAGGCATATTACTAAAAGTTGCATCTAAAGATTCAGTAACAGCATTTTTTAAAACATCTGATGGAATTTTTTTACCTTGATGTATTATGTCATACATATCTACACCAACACGAGACAATTGTTTCTCTACTGAAGCAGAGAATATAGCTTGCCTAAAGAAAGCATCTTGGGCTACGTTTAATGTGTTAGCCATCCTAGATACAACAGAAAGTTCATTGGTAGTAGACTCTCCTGCTGTTCTTAACACCATGTTGTATAGAGATGGATTACCAGATAACAAAGCATCAGCTACTTGACCAGATAATGTGGGATTGGTTACATAAAAAGCTGTTCTAATTGCATCATCGTATACATTTTTTAATCCACCAGTGAAAGAACCCACAACTGGTTTACCTGTAGCAACATCTCCAAAAGCTTTTCCTGTTCTGTATAGAACAGACTCTATTGTTTCAGAAGCAGTTTTAAATGATACAACAGCAACACCAGACAATGCATTACGTATGGTGGTAGATAATTGAGATACCATCAAGGCTTTACGTTCTCTGTCTGCCCTATTTATAAAGTCACCCAGCCAACTAAAAGAAGACGTAATAGCATTCCTATTACCATACATTTCATTGATTTCTTTGGACGCTGCTGGATCAATAGACTGCATCTTGTTAAGCATGCGTTGAGCTACAGATAAAGACTGTAAAGTTCTTCCAGCATCCCC